TTAACCTCTTCTAAGGTCTCTGGAAGGACTATAGGCTCTTTCTTCTCAGTCCTAGCACTAATTCCCATAGGTAACTGTAGACTGAATGGAGCAGCATTTAATCCCTCTGCACCTAGAGAGATAATCATTTGATATACTCCCCTATCATAGAATCTCTGGATACGTGTTACAATTCCCGTTACAGTATTCCCTCTAGCGTCAATGGCTTCAACCCTCTCCCCTAGCTGTTGGAAACATATCCCCAACATCTCTATCCTACCACTATTAGCCATCTCCTGTACCTTATTAAGTTTCAGTGTGGATAAGCTCTTAGCAAAGGTAACGATGTCAGCTATATCTGCCCACTCTTTTCCAGAACGTGCAGCTATATCAGGGATAAGGGAAGGCTCTATCTGTAAGTAGGAATCTACTTCCCTACCAGAAGCGTTAATACTATCAGTATCCTCTGCTGTGCATTCTGTAGGAGTAGCTTGACGTGGAGCTACTACTGCATCCTCATCACGATAACCGTAGTAACCTTCGTATTCTTCATAATCATCGTGGTCTTCAGGTAAGTCTCTTCTATTTCCCACCAGCTTACTATCCACTACCGTAGTTGTAATGCGATTAGGAAAGGCTGCTTCCTTACTTCTGATGGTTACGTTCACTCCATGTCCACATTGATATGTAACAACTACATCATGGTAAGAAGGAACTATATATCTAATTTGACTACTTCCTCCTGTATTTCTCTGCAGCAGGTATCCACTACCAAACTCTAACAAACTCATTATAGCATCTCTCTTGGTATTCCTAATCTCTATGTAGGGCTTAACCTGATTGAGCATATTCTCTTCTATCATATCTCCAGCATTGTACCATGTCCACCAATCAGCACCTATAAGATGTATCAATATCTGCCATACACTCTGGTCATAATAGTCCTGCCACGCTACCAATCCCATCATGTCAGGATGGTTGAAGACTTCTACTCCTAATGTGGGAGTCATGTTATCTAATATATCCCAGAAGTCCACACAGGTAAGGTTGAGGAGTTGTTTCCCTGGTTGAGACACGTAACTCTGAGATTTAACCCATAGTGGTGAGGGTATTCCCCCTCCAGGGTCAGTGGTAATGGTAATCTCCTTACCTTCAAAGTTCTTACCGTAGAGAGAACCCGAACTATCATCTAAGCTTATGTTAAATACACTACCAAATAGCCTCTCATCAGTCTCTAATCTAACTACAGCAGCATCGGTAAGGTTGGTGTCTATAATTGGAACGACTGAGGAGAGAGCTTCACATTCTCTAGGCTCATCTGGTTCAGGCTGAGTGCAGGTAGTACGGAATGTTACGTTTTCTCCCTGATACCACGTTCCTATCTCCAAGGAATGTTGTGCAATAGCTCTGTAGTGGTATCTCTGACAGGTAGTTAATCCTTTTAACATTTTACTACAAACTATCTTATCACTGTCACTTGTGGAGCATTCACTACTTGATACAGGAATAAACCAAGAATGCGTATAATCTTCATAACTATCATGTTCCTCCGTATCCCAAACAAAACCAAATAGACTTATCTCATCTCCCTCAGCAGGGTCGGGGAGTTCTGCCCACATATTTAGATTAGCTCCATGCCAGTCAATGTTACTAGCAGGGAGAGTGTAAACCATCAGGTCTTGTTCGGTTGGTGTAAAGCTACATACAGTGCTATACCCTAACCAAGTAACTCCGTACATATCCAATGCTACTGCTGCTGCTTGGAAATAATATGTAGCATTAGGCGTAAGACCTGTTATCTCATGTTCAAACTCCTTCTGTGCAACGCTCTCTCCAGATATATCCTCCCAATAGCTTTCCTGTTGTTCCCCTTCTTTCCACCAATAGAAACCTACATCGGTTATCTGTAAGTCTTCTCCTCCATCATCACAACTCCTCCCATCTGCATATCCCCCAAGAGTAGCAGAGGTAGAAGTTATATCTTCATCATCTATAAGACATTGCACGTAGAATTTATGGGTGGTGAACTCCTTAGTATCATTCCAGCAATGAACGTTAGCGGAGTTGGTAGCACCTGCTTGGAACTCATAGGTAGTCCCTGGTTGTATTGCACTATTGTAGGGAGTTATTTGATATTCAAAAGCTATGAGAGGAACTTGCTCACCTACGACAAGATTCTTCTCGTATGTCCCTTCCCAACTACTCTCTCCCTTCTTTCTCCACCTGAATGACCATGCTATTATATTACCGCTATCACCATAATGTATCTTTGCTGCACCATGCAACGTGGCTGCTATGGAAGTAATATCAGTAGCATCTTCAGTAACCACTGCAAAGGGACATTCTTCTTCCTCTACTAAATCCCCCATTAGCATCAAGAACCAAGAATATGTTGTATTATGAACTACGCCATCATAGATGTAATCCATCTTACATCTGAGGCTTTCAATAGAACCAAGAATTTCTCCGTCTTCACGTGTAACCCAACAACGAACTCCTTGTGTTTTATGCCATGTTGGAGCACCATTCCCACTATAGTAATAGGCTTCTACAGTAGGAAGTAAAGGTTCAAGAGGAACTCTAGCCCAATACCAGTGTTGCTTCTCTGGATGTGCTCTCCAATCAATATAATCATCAGCATAATCACTAATCAGAGTAGCACCACTCAAATCAACATGACGTGCTTCAGCAATATCATAGTTCTCATGTCCTCCCTTATAAGAACCATATGCTCTTACTCTAACACGGACATCATGTAAACCATCCTTTGTAGCTTGGGTATGAACTGCAATAGGAAAGACTACTTCAGTAACATTATATCCAGCAGTAAGTTGATAGTATGTTTTATCTAACAGTGTTGGGTCAGGAGCTTGGTCGTAACCTATACCACAATTACTAGCATTTGCATCACTACCAGAGTGGATACCTAATCCTACTGTGGTATGAAAAAACAGGTCAGCCATATTATTCCTTCACTTCAAAACCAGAGGGCTTAGTCCCTCCGTCTTCGTGATTCTCTTTCCTTTTTACCCATTGACAGTTCATACATAAGGTCTGATACCCCTCTGGATAACCTAAGTTCTTCAACCTACGATATAAGGCAACTCCCGTAAGCTCTCCTAAATCCCTAAGAGCCTTACCATCCCCCTTGATATGGTCTATTGATAGTGCTCTTATATCATTATAACCGCAGCGAACACAAGCTAGTTCTCCCTTGCCATAGTATGTTAGGGTCTCAATTCTCACTTGTTGGTTCATTTGATTTTGATGTTCCCTATTCTTTTCCCTGCTTCGCTTGCAGTATTCAAGTATTTTTTCCCTGTTTTTTATTCTATAAGCAATAAATTTATCTTTGTTCTTATGATAGTACTCTTGCCTTTTCCTATTGGCTTCCTCTTTATGCTCTTGATGGTATAGTTGTCTTCTTCTGTTAATTTCATCTCTATTTCTCTGACGATATTGACGAGCAGATTCTCTATTGGCTTCTTTGGTTGTCATCAAGACTTGACCTCGAATCCATCAAAGCAAATACATACATCGTTCTCAGCTACATACTTCACTCTCCACCAACCAGCAGTACCATCACTAGGGATGGAATATGTTTGCTTGTATACCCCTGTGGATACATTATCCATAGATGTAGCTTCCTGTTCCTCTTCACCATCAGGGTCGTATATGGTAGCTTTGGGATAGTTGTCAGTTAGGTCTGTTAAGTCCCACTCCTTAGTAGTGAAGTTCCACTCATAACAGTCACACTCTAACTGAATGCTCTCTCCTTTCTCAAAACGTCTAGTCTTTAATTGCGTCATGTTAGCCTCCTCTCATACTGGTATGAAATTCATATAGTCCCCTTACCACAGGGGACATCTCATATAATCCTCTTATAACACTATTCATAACATATAAGGGTCTTACTGTGCTAGTTATTTTACAAGACTGTTCCTTCTTTACAGTAACAGTATCAACACCTTCTCCAGTGTCAGATACATCCCCTAATGTGGAGTCAGTTGAGATGTCCTCTGCAACCCCTATCATCTCTCTCAGTAGGGTATCAATTAGTAAGTTCAATGCTTCAGAGCCTCCTCCTACATCAGATATTTCAGTCCCTTTGATAAGAGCTTCTACTCCTGCACCTGTATCTGTAACAGTCTCATCTGCCATGTTATCCTTCCCTCACATGAGTCTTCATCTTATATAGTTCCCTTATAATAGAACTTACCTTATACCTTTCTCTTATAATAGATATTATATTATATAATGGTCTTACATCACTAACCATTCTATACACTTGTGACTTCTCTACTGTAACGCTATCAGTGCCAATACCAGATTCACTCACAGCTTCAGGAGTCTCATCTATTGTTATTCCCTCTAACACTCCTATCATCTCCCGTAGTAGCACATCAATGAGTAGGGAGACTTCATCAGAACCAACTCCAGTGTCAGAGGTAGTAAGTAACAGCCAAGCTATTAACGGTTCATCACTTAACTCAATACCATCGGTTCTCAATACTGAAGCAAGCATCTCAGCCAAGGATGTGTCATCAAGTGCGATACCATCAGTCCTTAACAGATTAGATAACATAGTAACCAGCGAAGCATCGCTTAACTTCACTCCGTCAGTTCTTAGAGCAGTCATTGTCCCTAACTCAGAAGGGGAATCTCCTGATACTAAGCCATCTGTTCTGGAGACAGGGGCAAGCATTGAAACTCCGCCTGTTGGGATTGCTGCGTAAGTATATTTGTAAGGTAAATCTTCATTTGTATGGTCATGCCAACTACCGCTATAGTAATCTTGATGATATTCATCACCCTTTACATCTGATTGCTGAAGGGCTACCTTTGGCACTCCCCAAGTGCAAACAATAGCATCACCTTCACAACTAAGCCTGACTTCTTCATTGATATTTACAGGGTTATCAAATATTACTTCTAACCATGCGGCTGTAATAGCAGGAAGATCTCCAGCATTACCCCAATCCTTTTCAACAATGACGCTATCATTTGATGTCCGCCTGATTTTGAAACTTATTGTTCCACTAGGTGAACTTACACGATAAAGCGGAAAGCTTAACTTAGTAACTATACGATTTGGGATGGTCAGCTTTTGGGCATACCGCTGAACGGTATTAGAACACATACTGCCCCAATAATCATAAGCCGTTTGTTCTTCAGTTCCTCCTGCCTCACTATCCCCAAGTTTGATGCCATCAGTGAGGGAGAGGTAAAGGTCTGTTTGAAAAGCATCATTCTGGAAAGCATCAACCTTGAAAGCCATTTAACCTCTCTGTGCTAAACAGTGTGCTCATTTCATTCACTACTTATCCCAATTTGAAGATTGCCAGGAAGTTCTGTGAGGGATATTGGGACAAATTCTTTGAACTGCCAGAATCTTGACGGACTCTCGCTGTAAAGTGGCTACCTGCTGCAGCGTATGTTATTGCTGCCCCTGTGGCTATTAAGTTTGTGGCTTTGGAAGCCAGAATCCTACCATCACCGATAGCGTTACCATCAAGCTGTATTTCAATTATGACTTCAGTACCGTCGGGGACTGAATAGATTGAAGCACCACTCAGTACAAGGTATGTGCCAGATGCCTTGATAGTTATTCTGTTATTCGCTAAATCGGATTCATCCTGAATATCATAAGCATCGCTATTGAATTGGACGACAGTCCAAGTGGCATTTGCGACAGCCTGCTCTACATCTGATTCTATCCTGCAAGATGACTGCTTTGCCAGGGTAAGAATACCGTCAGCATCAAGCACGAAATTACCAGTAATTTCAATAGGTAACTCTAACGTGTGATTTGCGTTCCAATTACTAGGACGGACAAGAGTGGCATCCTCTCCATCTTCTTTTTCGCTTTCAAAAGTATGTTTAATAGGCATTTATCACCCCGCATCTGCACTGGTTAAAGTGTAAGTTAAGTTGACTACATTGCCGTCAATTACAGGCTGAGCAGTAGCAAACTTGCCAGCACATAACAGAGTTCCGCCACCTGCGGTATTGCTCTTGACTGTGGGATCACTTCCACCGCCTACTAAAGCAGCACCATAGAATGTCTTTGTGGCACTTGCGGTAAATACTGCCTTGTTTGCTGAGTTGGTGATAGATTGAGAACTTGCAGCAGCTTCTTCATATTCAGGTCTGGTAGCCTCATCATAGGCTTCTGTCTCTGTATATTCTGGAACTGCGTATGTCTCGTCTCCGTCTGGCGTGAAGTTATCTTCAAATATCACGCAATACCATGTCGTAATTTGAGTAGCTGCATGTAAATAGACATTTAGGACTGAATCCAAGCCTTGGTCAGTGATAATGTTCTCGCACCGACTCCTGGAGATTACTTTGCCTCCCTTCTTGTCTAATACTTCAATCTCCCAGACACCCCTGAATTTAGCTCCTGATTTTGTTTCCATTATTACCCCTTATATAATAAGTATTAACTTAGTGTTATTTCGAGGGTTATTGTCCAGACTTGACCTGATGCCTTAGTCCCCTGAGCAGATACCTTCCTGTTCATGTGGGTATCAGTATATACTTGGTCAGCTAGGGTATCACCATTAACTACAGCGAACTCTCCCCAAGCATAGTTACCCTCCCCACTAGCAAAACTAGATTTGAAGGACATCTTCTGGGAAGTGTGAGTAGGGTATCCATCCTCCATTCCCTTCACTAGCTGGTTAGCACCATTGCAATGTGTCTGTGCAGCAGCAGCAGCTTGAGTATGGGTAGTCCAGGTTACTGTGTTATCCTCAGTGGTATCTCCCTCATCGGTATTCCATGTAGGTTCAGTAGAGTCAGAAGTACCAGCAATGGTACATTCATATATGTTACTATCTGTCTCAGGAGTATCCTTGACTCTATCCCCCTTGGAGTATGCAGTATCCTTTACCCAAATGTCTGCTTCGTTATCACCTACGCATATATAAGCATTGGAGTTATCCCAACCCTGTCCACCAGCAGCACATATCAGGTCTTCCATGAGGTCAATGCCAGCATTAAGTAGACAGTTATCAAAGAAAGTAGTTGTTAAGAATGAGGGTTTACCTAATAGTTGGTCTTCTTTACTAAGCCATCTTTCTACTATCCATTTAACGTTCCAGTTAGCTTTTTCTAACATTAGTTCCCTCCAGACTCTTTCTCAACTTTCTTAGCTTTAATTCTGTACCCAGCGTATCCACTTACCAGCCCTGTCATAGCTGCTATACTCCCTGCTAGAATCTTTCCATCCATTCCAAGGTACATAGCATACCACTCAAGAACACCTATAATACATACTGTAACTATGATAGCTTTTACAATACCTTCCATAGTATCAATCCTCCTATTACTAATAGTCCTATGAAGCTACCTCTTCCTAGTCCATAGTACCAGAAATCTTCCATCACCATGTTCTTGAGGTCTTCATTCTTTTGCCATATCTTCTGTCCAGTGAGCCAAGACCAGAACCCTACTAAGAAGGTGTGTACCTCCTCTGGAGTGTTCAGGAACTCTTCAAGATTAAACATCCTTCTACTACTTGTATAGCTCCTCTCTCAACAGTGCTACTCTCTTCAAGAGAATACGGTTGTTTGCTACCAGTTGATTCATAGTCTGGACTAACTCCAGATACTTCTTCTTGGGTAATATTTTTAGGGGAAATGACAACCGTATCGTGTGAGTCTATCATAATACTCTCCTTATATTATATATTATATAATATATGTTATAAGCTAATCACAACCTACTACTTCAATAGTTGCCTCAGCACCTACTCCAGCATTGGCAGTAACCTTCACATATCTTATCCCACCGATGTTAAGAACAAAAGCCTTACTCTCCGTAAGAACTATATCAGCAGTAGTTCCATCATCTTGAACTATCTGTAAAGTTGCAAATGTGACGTTATCAAAAGAAACCTGAACTGTAACGCTAACAGCAGTTGTCATATCAGGGACTCTCACTACTAAGTTCTTATAGGGAGCACCTAAGTCTGCAACTGCACTGACAGTCTCACCATTAGCTATAACTGCATCTGTAATTGGACTACATAAATTCATTCCTATTTACCTCCAAAAGCTTCATTCAAACCTAAGTTCATATTAGATTTCTTAGTCTTATCTCTTACATAATTATATACTATAGCCTTACACTCGTCTGGTTCTTTACCCTCTCTAATACATTGAGCAATGGACTCACTCCTCTTTGCCTTAATATCTTCAGGTGAGCTATCAGGTGTTAAGCTTTCAACTGACAGTGGCATTTCTTTCCTCCTTTAGCATTTCTGTTAGCTCCTCAAGACTTTTGGAACAGTGAGGATTGTGGAAGTAGTCCCAACTTGCATCTGTCAATTCCTTTGCATTCTCCCCAGTCTTGAACTCCTCCCAAGATTCCCCATAGTGATAAATTAAATATTCTTTGACTGGTGAAGGAGCAGGATATTTCCTCCCATCAAATTCAACCTCCGCTGATTTCTCAAAGAATCTCAGAGGGAATACATGAACTCTCCAATCATTGTCCTCCTGTGGAGGAGATTCTACAGCGTACCATAAAAACTTTCTGCTACATTGAGTAAATTTCAAGTCAAGTAAAGTTGCCCTATCACTACAAAGCAACTGTTGCGGTATCCCTGGATTCTGTTGAATAAGGGTGTAACCAATCTCCCATAATCCCTTTACCAGATTTGGTATCTGTGTATCAGGAGCTTCATTAGGGAGGATTCTAATATCTATATCATGGTCTGTAGGGATTAAAGCTTTATCTCTTATAATACCTAGCAGAGTTCCACTATCAACGTAGTAGTTAATATCAAGCCTATTTAGCAGACTCGTTGTTTTTTCCAGCATCCTTTGGCTTGCTCTTACGTCCTTCATCCAAATCAATTCCTATCTTCTTTATAGTATCACAGGCATAATAAACAACATTCTTTATATGCCCAAGCTGAATCCCTGTGTGTGCCCACACCTTTGCTCCTACTTCCCTAGCTTTATCACAGAAATCCCAATCCTCAGAGATGTAAAGAGGAGGTTTAGCATAATCTTCAAAGAAAGGATAACACTCCAAGTCACTCCCTTTTTGAAGTAGAGGCATCTTCAGCTTGTCTCTCATCTCCTCCAGCAAATTCCTTTGTATTCCCATAAAACCTGTAGAAACATACTGAACCTCTACTAAGTCTCCAGTAATCCGAAGACCTCCTGGTAGTCCAGAATGTTGGGCAAGTTTAGCTCCACCAGCTACAGGATACAGCCCCCCAATCACTCTATATTTCTTTCTTGTTAAAGCATTATAAACATCCTCTATATCAGAGGACTTAAAAACTATGTCACTATCAATGAAGAGTAAAATGGAAGCTTGGTAATCCCGTAGGAACTTGGAGGCAGCAATAGACCTACTCCTTCCTAGGATACCTTCTCCGTACTCAAACACCCACTGGTAATCTATAGAGGTAGTTTTTCTAAACTCCTCCATGCAAGACACCGTTCCAGCAGAGACCAGCCCTGCTGTGTTGGTGCAAATTACCAAGTCTCCCATTTATCCAGCTACTCTTTATTTTTTATTGCTTAGTCCTTCACAAGGTAGTGAATGTAAACTTTTCCTGCCAAGGTTGAAGCATTCGCATTTGCATTTGAAGTCTTAAACTTCCCCCCAACATAACTGTTTTGGGGAACATTCGCAGCCATGTCTCCAGCAGCTTCTACACAATACACACCAACAGCAGTATTGGTAGCAACACCATCCAGGAACTCATCTCCTATGTTACCTGCATCATCTATGTTACTTGACACCCCAACATCAAGAGTTGAGGTATCTGTTCCACCTGATGTAGTGATTTCCATAATGACTTTGTCCACCATAATGTCTGCTGCTTCTGGGTTTAACCAGCTAAATACTTTACAGTTGGCATGGGTATTAGCTGTTGCAATGTTTGCATTACCACTCAGAGTTGCGACTGCCCATCTATCTTTAATGTCAGACTCTTTTCCAGCACCATATTTCCTAGTCATCTCAATCCTCCTTATGCGGTAATTGCAGCAGTGTCGTCAATGTTGAATATCCTAGCTGCACCTTTGGTTGAACCAAGAGCGAAGTCAAAGTATCCAACAACACGAATACCTTCAGCATTGTAGTCTTCCAGTTTGTCAAAAGTGTCTACGGACATAATCCTACCGATTTCTCCACCCTGACCACCTGTTACTAGAGAGAGACCACCTTCCATAATTTGTCCAAAACGGACAGCATATACGCTAGTCAAAGAGGCACTAGCATCATAAGTTCCCGTTGCGGATTCTGTTACGGTTAAGAAGTCACTCCTAACAATAGGTATGCCATCAAAGTACGTAACACGTTGTCCCAACTCATTTAGAGTCGTAGTCATACGACTACCAAAGATTTGGTCTTTGTTAGCAGCACTCTCAAGTGGAGCTTCCTGCACGAAAGCATCAAACTTACGAGCAAAGTTCCTGTTCATTACAAGAACATCGGGTTTAGGTCTTACAGCATCAACTAAGCAACGCAACTGAGTAATACTCAGAGCACCACCACTAGCATTAGCAGTTCCACCTACAGCAGTCATTGAAGCGTCAGCTTCACCAGATGCACCTAGCATATAAGCTAGACCATCACAGTGATTAGTTGCTCCAGTGCCATAAAAGAGTTCAGCTTCTAACCAATGGGTTAGACCCTTAGTTATCTCTTTCATAACCTGTGCTCGGTAGTCATTAGGGTTCTTGTAGGTATCCCGTATGAACTTATCTATACGCCTTTGTCCACCAACAATCGCTAAGGCAACAGTTTTCTTGCTACCATAAGCAGTGTCAGCATCCCAAGACATCTGTCCACCAGGAGCGTAATAGTTGGGTGAGGGTAGTGTACTCTCTCGGTAGTAGATTAGTTCTTTGGCATCAATTTGCATTACTGGAAGTCGGGAAAGCATTTCCCCTTCTTTTATAATCTCTTCAACCACACCAGCCAGTAACAACTCATGCTGTACTAGCTTTTGAGCCTCAGTGAGACTATTCCAGTGTCCTATAATTGCCATGTTAGTTTCTCCTTATTTTATTTTTTGTCGAATTTATCTGCTAACCCTTGAGATAGTTTCTCAAGAGTTGAGAGATTATCAACTGAGCCAGTTCCACCCTTACCTCCATCGGGTAAAGATTTCTTAGCTCCTGCACCAATAGCTTTAACAGCTTTTTCGTATATGGTAAGCTGCTCTTCGGTCAGGTCTTTTACTTCCTCTTCAGGTGCTCCAGCATCAGTCAGAGCTTTTCTACGATTATCAAGGATACCTTTTTCCAGAGTAGCAATCTTATCCACCAACTCTTGGTGCTTTTCGGGGTCAACTAATGACTTCTTTGATTCTTCAAGGGACTTTAATTCTGCCTCTAACGCTTTAACACGCTTGTCTGAAGATTCTAATGCTTCCTGAACGTTAGCAAGTTCATGCCTTGTTTCAGCAGTAGCTTTCTCTGCCTCAGCAGTTTTACCTTCTGCTTTACGAAGCATCTCCTTCACTCCAATGTGTTCGTGTAGTGGCACAGTCTGTGGTTGTTTAACCTCAGATTCCTTGTTCCCTTCAACAACGGTGGTTTTAGTCCCATCCGTTCCATCTGTGTCTTCTGCCATTACAATACCTCCTATACACTTATATTATAACATAGAACATTAGTTCTTGTCAAGTGTTTTCATTAAATAACCAAAGGTTTTGGTAAAAGTTCTTCTTCCAGCTTACTTCTCCAGTATTCTTCCTCAGCCTCAGCTAAGGTTGGTAATGCTGTTCTGGGGATATTCATGTAATTACATATAGTAACCACATCCGCTTGAGCCTGTGAACTTCTAACCTCTGTGATACCATTATGTTTGAACATATACATAGTAGCATCTACAAAGCTATGAGACTCTCTGTACTCCCTCTTCTCAGCAGCAGTACCCAGAGCATCATACTCTGTCCACTCATCCTTGCAATCTAAGTAGAATATAACCAGAGGACTAAAGTTATAATCCCATGTTATTATGTCATCTGGAATCCCTTGTGCTTTCATTATACGGTTCACGTCTGTAGCAAACCTATCAAGAGTGTAGAGTGCTCCTTCCTCATCTCTCTGTCCAATGAGTTGTTCCTTTTCCCATATTTCTCCCCTTGCACTGTCAACACTGTACTCATCTACAGTTTCAGTGTTAAAGAAGATGTGTTGCATTCTCTCTGCAAGGTCTCTCTCAGCAGCATCTCTCTCCTCTACAGTAAACTCACTGTCCAACTTATGTACTATAGTACGTAAGAAGTCCCTATCCATGTAGCTCTTATCTGTGGCAGCTTCCAGAGAACCTATAGCTACAGTGTAGAAAGGTAGGGTTGTAGAAGCTATTCTAGGGATAGACTTAGTTACTCTTGACTGTGCTGACTTGTCTCCAGATACCGCTAGAATTAAATCATACATCGCTGCTGTTACCTCAATAGGGAATCCTATAGCGAGACCACCGAACTGCCAACTCATAATGTCCAGAGGATTATAGGCTTTCCTCTTTGACCCTGTAGTTTTAGAGATAAACTCACTAACTACAATTCCCCAGAACATCATAGCTACCACTCCCCTAAGTGCTGCTACTCTATCCTTCATTGGTAGAGTAACATCCCTTATAAGATTAAGCTGCATTCCAACTCTTTGCCAGTAACTTCTGGTGAAGATAAGTAGGTTGAATAAAGCTCTACCTACCATTCCATGTTCCAACTCAGGTCTTAAAGCTCTAACATAACGGAAGTGAACTAGGTCAGCTATCTGTTCCCCTAAGTAGCAAGACGAAGCTTCTAACCCAGATAAGTCACGTAGTCCAGGACTACCCATATCTACCTTATCTCTTAACAATAACTGTATATACATATCACGTTCAGTCTTAGTCAGATGTCTAGCTTCTGAGTCTCTTATGAGAGTTTCTATATCCTTTGAAGTTTTAGCAGAGGCTAAGAACTTCTTACCTGCCTCATAAGCTTTATCCGAAGCTGAGTTGAAAGTAATCCTTCTGGGGATATTATCTGAGTGTCCATAGAGATTCAACTTCTGTGATAATCTGTTCAGTGGAGTGAGAGGATTACGTCTCACAGATAGCTCTGCTCCAAGTAGATACTGTCTTATACCACCCATTTGTGATACTATACTATCATAATACACTCTCTTCCAAGCTGGCAGAGGTTTGAATCCCCTTGTAAGTAGCCCCACTCTATCAAAAGCAAAGGCTATAGGTTGGAAGATATTTCTGAATGGAAGGTAGGGAAGTGTACCAAAGACAGTAGTATATACCTGAGCCTGAAGAGCTAATATCCCTCTCATTACTATATTATGACTTTCAGGTATATTCTCCAGTTCAACCATTGTACTCTTGAATATCTTCTCTATCTCCTGTGGGTTATCAAATATGTCCCAAGACCTTGTTATATCTGCATCCAAGGCTCTTACATCTGTAGAGGTTCTGTAGCGAATAAGCATTCTTCTACCATAACTGTTCAACCTCTGAACTACATTTCCTTCATTTATACCAGGAACAGCATACCTAGACTGTAGATGTCTATAGCCCTCCATAGGTAATCCTCTACTATAACGTTCAAATAAGGAACGGGGATATGCAGTCATAATAGGGTCGTAACCTGTTCCAATAACACCCCAAGCCTTAGTAGCCAGGAAGTCATAGAGTGCATCTTCTCCCTCTGCTTCCAGCACTCCTACAGCCATATCCACATCCTCCAATGGAGCATGAACAGCCTTAGCTATAGCATCCACATCTCCCTTTGTACGGGAGTAGACTTCAATAAATCTCTGATAACGTATAATAGGTTCAAAGGTTCTATATATATCTTCTATCTCACCCTGTAAAGCTCTCTCCACTTCACTCATACCCGATGGAGCTAGTTCCCCTTCACGTCTAGCTCTAATGGAAGCTTCTATCCTAGCCATAGCATCCTTATCTCTCAGTACCTTTTCATATCTAGGGTTCTGTGCAATCCTCCTATTGAAGAACTCTGTCCACTCTTTGTTAGTACCTCTGAATAAGGTATATATCCTACGGAATCTACGATAGAAGGGTAGTCCTGATTGCTTCTCTAATACCTCAGCAAGGATAGGAACATCAGCTAATCTAGGAAGTTTACCTACATGGAGACTCTTAGGAGCAGTCTCCGCTATCACATTAGGGTCAGGTAGAGGAGTTAGATACTCCTTCACTTTGGGGAAGTCTAAGAGTTTATCCTCCATTATCCTCCACTCATCTTCTAACTTAGGAGCACGTGCTATGAGGGAGTACCCTTCTGGAAGTTCACGTTCAAACTCAGGTTGGATGAATCCTGTTACACCTACACGTGCTTCTCCTGTAGGGAATACCTTAGCAGCTTCCAGATTCTTGATTATACTGTTCTCCCCAAAGCTTTGATGGAGAGTGGGAATAAGCTTCCTGCATAATCTCATCATATCTTTGGAGTGTATACCATATTCTGGAGCATGGTCTATTGCCCACTTCCAAGCTATAGTTTCTACTTTTACTCCATGTCCAAATCCTCCAGCAGCTATCCCGTGTCCTTGCTCATGTAGTAATATAGCTTGTATGAACAGTCTTTCGTTATCAGGAGTTACAGCTATACCCAAACTTCGTAAAGTTTCTGCAACACCTTTCGTCCCATAAGTTATATCCTGATTTCCTGGTATAGTAGGTAAGATATTAGACCATTTCCAATGTGCTTCAGGGTTAGCAAGAACAGCAAGTAATTTTGGATTAGAAGCTCTTAGTTGAGCTATAAACTTTGGATAGCCAAGGCTAGTAGCTTTGCCTACAATATAATCTATCTCTTTACCTGCTATATCAAAGCTAAACTTAATATGTTCTCCTTCCCAAGTGAGATGGGTATAGAACTTATTACTAGGGCTATTATATTTAGTGTTACCCCAACGTATAGGGTTGAGTGTTATCTTAGTAGAAGATATATTATTTAATAGACCGTTGGGGGTGATAATAGCTTCCTGTTCAAATTTACGCATCAAAGCAATAGCATCTTCTTCTGGGATATTCTTGATGAGGTATCCCTTCTCTTCTGCTGTTCCCATAGCACCCACCCAAGTAGTCTCTTCTATATCATATCCAGCCTTACGTAGCTCCTGTCCTAACTTATTATGTAAAGATATATTCTCTGAGTCCCTCTGTGCTGGAGTAAGTCTAGCCCATCGTGTACTTTTAGCAGGGTTCTGAGCAGAAATGGTAGCCCAATCCTTCTCAACCAGTAGTTCTCTGAAAGCATTAACTTTCTTAGTAATAACTCCTATATTGAATCTTTCTGGAGCTTCTGCTGAGAGAACCGCAGCCCATCGTTGGGAGGAAGTTAAACGTTCAACTGTTCTGTCTGAACCTGTAACTTGACCTAAAACCCTTGCAGCAAGACTTCTTGCACCTAGAGGTTGCTTGGTTTCTGAAACAATTACAGGGAGAGATTTATCAGCTTCCACCATCCACTTCTCAATGAACTCAGCAGTTATATCTTCTGGAAGCATCTTTTCTGTTATTATCTTATTTATAAGCTGTGCAAGATTTCCACGTTCTGTCTCTGTCCCTATTGTTGCTCCCTTAGCAGCAAGATTTCTAAGGGATTCACCACTAACATTAGCCTTTATCTCAGTCTCAAACCCGCTTACCAGAGCCTTAGCCATATTCACAGTAGCTTGTCTAGCTCTAGCAGGGTCTAATCCCACCTTAACAAGATTATCATAAGTATATTTCAACCAAGCTCTATACAATATCTTAGGAGAAGTACCCTTAGCCATAGATGCCACCACGATTTCTAATGCGTCTTGAGCATTGAGGAAGGCATTAAACATAGCCTTAGCTTCTCTCTCAGGTAAGCCCATCTTAGTGAACTCTACCTCCATACCCTTTGCTACACTAGAGAGGACTCTTCTTGACATGACCCAATTCCAACCTCTCCCTATAGTCCACTTAGGAACTAACTCCAAAGTACGAAGAGGAGCTACAAGGTCTATAGTAGCAGCTATACCCAAACGAGAGGCTGCTAACTTTGCACCTGTAACACCACCACGCTGTAAGGACATTCTTATAGCAGGTATCACACCCTTAGCTAATCCTGTTCTAGTCCCAATAGCTAACCCTGCTTTCGGTGCTAACCAGTTCCCTAGTGAGGTAAGACTTCCAGCCATGCCTACTTCAATAAGAGCCATCATGGTAGGGGCAGTTCCAGATAGAGCTATATCCATCTTAGTAGATGTAGCAGCATAGTAAGCTTCTTTCATTTCAGGAGTGATAGTAAATTGATTTGGTCTAGCTTCATCTGCATAGATTCCCACGAAGCTTAGAGGATTTCTGGTTGTTATAGGATAGAGAGAAGCAAGCCACATAGAAAAAGCAGAGGGTGGGTGTTCCCCATAAACTCTAACGAACTCTTTCTGATATGCAAGAGCATAGTTCTGCTCTTCCAGAGTTAGCTCTTCCCCATTATCCCAAGCTCTCCATATCTGACCATTCCTCTCTGCCATCTTTGTAGGAAGGTCTATGTAATCAAGGCTCTCCACCGCAGCACCTAGACCAGTTAAGACGCTAACAAGAGTCTTCCTAAATGCTGAAGGTTCTTCATACAAGTCAGGATATTGTTCAGAAGGATAGTTCTCTTCTATATATTCAAATATCTCCTCTTCATCTGCATTCTCAGCTATCTCCTCAAACTTCACTCTCTTAGAGAAGTTCTCTTCAAAGGATAGCTCACCACTCCAGAATCCCCAACTCTTTAACTGGTTTATAATTGTTTCTCTGTGTTCTGGTGCTACATCAGCCAGTTCAGGAGGACGGTGCATAGCTCTTAGAGCATTGGTCACTTCACCTATATCTGTAGACCATGCTACTGAGGAAGCTATAAAGTCTGGATTTAATCCTAACTTTCTATATGTGGTCTCTACGTCCTCTGCTGTTACAGGAGGAGCAGTGGGAACTACACCCTCTCTACCCTCTGCCACAGCAGCCATATAGTCTATAAGCCACTCTCTATCCTCTGCTGTCCAAGGTTCTCTGGAGATACGAGGGAAGATAGTCTCTAACTCTGCTACAGATGTAACAGGAATGCCTTCTTCAGCGAGAGCCTGGAGTTGTGAGGTTATCTCCTGAGTGTCTTCACTGATAGTCTTCCTATCCATTAGCTCCTGTTGTCTCAGAGCTAACTGATAAGTTATAGCTTCAGTCTCTTCGGGAGTGATACCATATTCAAACCCTGGTCTGGGAAGTGCTCTACCCATAGTCTCAGGATGAAACCATGCAGCAAACTCACGTAGACCCTTCTCCCATGTAGGTCTCTTCTCCCAATCCCACGTCTCCATCCTACCTCTAGCCCCTTCAAGTTGAGAGGTAACATCGGTTAGTTCCCTTTCTTCCTCTACACTAAAGAAGGATGGAAGGGTTCTAAACTCTTTGGGAGTAGGATATTTTATTCTAGGAGTTTCATTACCGTTAGGCATTACACTCTTCCAACTTCTGCTTGTTCAGCAGGAGTGAAACCTTGAGACTCTTCTGGGGGGAGTACCTGTGATGGAACAGACACCTTAGCTCCAGGAGCACCTGCTTTCCTCTGAGCTTCTACCCTACCAGCATCGGTAGGTTTAGCTTGACCAGGAGCAGGTAATCCAAACTGTGCTTCCATAGCGTCTGCTGCTCTACGGAATAACTGTGCTGTTCTCTTACTCTCTGGTGTACCCTGGAACTCCAGATAATCAGCATGATTTCTCCATGCAGCTATTAACTCTATGTTAAGAGTCATAGGATGCTTGGTAGCTGCATCTGTTTTCTTACGTCTCAGTATAGCCTGAGTGTCAGGGAAGTTGAGGACTTCTGACAGTAATGTAGTCTCATCTACCATCTCCTTGAGGTAGTTAGCTATAGTGGACTTCTCTAACCAATCCTTCGGTGTAGCAAGTTCACTCTCTACTGTTATATATATATCTTCTGGTATATCTTCAGGTTTAAGCTCCTCCATAGTCTTACCTCTAATCTTAAAGGTCTTACCACCCTTCTTTACATTCTCTAAGAAGAATTTATCTATCTCCTCTATAACGAAGTTCTTACTCTGGTCATAAGGGTCAAGAACCCTGTTAGCAGTAGCAGATACCTGAGAGTAGGCATAACCAGACATTCCCTTCTCTACTATACCATATAGAGCATCAGAGAATCCTGACTTTTGTTCCTCATCATGTAGCTCTTCTAAGATAGCTGCTATCTCTCCAGGAACAGCCTGTCTCTGTACCTCAGATAGCCCTTCTCCAGGAGCAAAGTGAAACAGTGCATTCCTTCTAGTGAGGTCTTCATCCTTAACTTTGGGTTCTCCTGTGGACTGTTCTTGATACATAGGATTTACAGTGTCATGGAGTCTCTGCATTAGGAAGGTCATCCATCTGTTTCTCTCCTTACCAGAGTGTAGACCAGGTTCTAATATACTCTGTCCTACTCTAGCAGCCCACTCTAAGTCTTTCTCTCCAAGTATAGCTCCCTCATCTGGGAATCCTGCTACGGGAGCTACATAGAGCTTACCATCCAGCGTCATTTCATCTGATGCTTTTTTATTATCAATGAGAACGATGTTTTTCATCTCCTCACCTTCACGGTAGAAGTAGTTATCTAACGTTACCTTACCAGTTTTGAGCATAGTAGACCACTTCCAATTATTCTCTGCCACCTTCTTCAAAGCATCCTCTACAGAAATAGTGTACTCATGGACACACTTCACCAGTTCCTCATCGTCATACTTGGGGAACACTTCAGCAGGAGACCAGAGGATAGGTTTGGGTAACATACTCTTCTCATCATAGTATAATACAAAGCTGTACCACCCCAAAGCAAGTATCTGGAATACAAGCTCACTGAGGAAGGAAGGTTTACCTCCCTGCATTCTCTTCCTGTCTATGCTCCTCCACATATAACGACAAGCTCTTTCACATAGAGCCTGATTGTCTAGTTCAGTGGGAGTCTCATTCTCAATAGGAATAGAGTGATATACCTCTCCAGCAGTTAGCAGGTAGTGTGAGAGTTTGTAGAAGTTCATAGGTTTGGAGCTACAAGCACTCTCCAATCCCTTCTTCTTGAGCTTATCCACAAGGTTCAGGGTCTCATACCATTCCCTAAACTTTACTTGCCTTCTTGTCCAAATCTTCTTTATGTTGGCTATCTCTGTAACAATTTCCTTATCTTCCATTTTAATCCTCCCAGGTTTGATAAGAACCCATATAACCATAAGTACCTTGTATTCCTTCTCTCGTTACCATAGCTATTGCAAAGCTATCATGGTAATCATCAGCACCTACAGATACAAAACGGTCTCCATCCTGACGTATATTCCTCATTTGACTTACTATATCTATATCATGTAAATCTACTTTATCTAAATTCCTAGCTACTTCTGTTATCATATAAGGTTTAGTACGTGGAGTGGTCAGCCATCCTATCTCTTTTCCCACTCTACCACTTATAAAATCTCTTCTCAAATACTTGTTAGGGTAATCCTTGAGTAGTGCTATTACAGCCAATCCATGTGAGTTAGCTTCTGGAGCAATCTTAGCGTTATTGTAATAGCGTCCTATCTCTTTAAGCTTCATAGCGGTAGCTTCTGGAGCATAGAGTCCTCCCCAAGTAGCACAGTGAGTGAACTTCTCATCAGTGAAATGCCACGCAGAAGCCACTGTCTCTGATACCTTCCCCAACCCAGGGTCTACAGCAATTAAGTATCTTGCATCCTCTTCAGGTTTATGCCATACCTTCATTCCCATATAAGAATCTGGAGCAGGGTAACATCCCTCTGCTAACTTATTCACCTGCATAGGGTCGTAAGCCATGTCACCAGCAGCCAAGAAACAGCTTACATCATCTTCTGGGTACTCCTGGTTGAAGAGTAGCCCCAACTCCCCTGAACGTCTAAGACTGTTCATCTCTACTATCTTATATCTTCTCCACCTTATCTGGTCGTGGGTTAGGTTATGTAACCTTACCAACTCTCTCTCCTCAGCTATCAAATCCAGTTTGGGAGTCCTATCCGCAGGTAAAGCAAAAGGACTATCATAGGGCATTGTGTACTCTGGATGTGCAAACCAAGGATAGAAATGAGGAGTGAAGATAGAACGTCCTAGCTTCTTACCTTCCTTAGCTCCCATATAAACCTCAAAGAAGTCGTTACCCTCACCGTTAGCAGTAGAGCCTATAGCGATTCTACCCTCTAAGGGTACACGCTGTATAGCAGGAGTTAAGATTCTTCTAGCAGCGTCTTGTTCCCAGAAAGCATACTCGTCAATAAGTAGGTCATGTATTGTCTCCCCCCTACCAAATACGTAGGACTGAGCAGAGCCTATATAGAAACTGCTATTCATACCAGGGAAAGTCTTTTCAAAGGATGATTTATGGTACATCTCAGGTATAGCTGGAATCCTTTCACGGAGAGCATCATAAGCTGCTTGAGCCTTCCTCAGTAATCTCTGAGTTATGAATGCCTCATGCGATATAATCACTGCTACTGTTCCCTCTATAGTCAAACAGTCAATCAAATAATCTATAATCTTAATAGTAGAGAACCCTACCTGTGCAGGTTTCACAAAGACATCTCTTCCCGTCTCTGTTAATATCACATCCCTCTGAATGGGGTTGAGGATAAGAGGAACTGTATCACGTGCTTTGTTCTCTATTGTTATTAAACTTTCTATAAGAGAAATTCTATCTACAAACAGTTCTGCTATCTCTTCGGTATTCAAGGTTATCCCCTTCGTCTACCTCTAGCTGCCATTCTCTGAAAGCTTGGCTTACCGTACTTCTTGCGTCCTATCCAAGCTGCTAAACCTTTAGGGCTTCTAGCTCCTCTTGCTCTTAACCTTCTAGTTAATCTTGCAAATCTAGTTCTCCTCTGCATTGATTACCTCCTCTGCTGTAATTTCCTTGAAAGGAGCTTCCTCTATCTGTTTATGTTCTGGAGTTTTAACCTGTCTTATCTTCCTAGCAGCTATAAGAACCTCTTCCCAGACACTTCCTCCCTCTTCCTGCTTAGGAGCTTCTATCTCCCCAGATACTAACCGTCCATATACTTCCCTTCCAAGGTTAGTCTTCACTAACTCATATTCACCAGATTCTATCTCTAATCCCATCTTGATGATTACTGCCTTCTCAAACAGGATAGCTAGTAGCTGGTTATCTTTTCTAAGTAATTGGAATGCTTCTATTCGGTGTTCATCTGCTAGTGCTTCAACTTTGTGATACAGACTTCTGAATAGCAGGTCTTTCCTAATCCAATCCTCTCTAGTATTTTTCTTTATATTGAGTAGGTCTTGGGCTGCATCAATGCTAAGACCTGCTATTCTACATAACAAAAACTTCTTCTTATCACCGATAACTCCCTGTAACTCATCCTTTAACATATACACTTATATTATAACAGAACTGATGTTCTCTTGTCAAGCCCCCTCCTTAAATTAGAACATTTGTAGTATTGACTTTCCAGTGCTATTTATGGTATAATTAAGTATAGGAAAAGTTAATGACCAATTCTAAGGAATACCAAAGAAGATATAGAAAAGAACATAGAGAAGAGTTCAAGGAGTATCAACGTAACTATAGAAAGAGACATCCAGAGGAAGTCAAGAGGTCTGAAAAGAAACAAAGAGAAAAGCATAAGAAAAACAATCAAAGATATATGAAGCTCTATTATCAAGAACATAAAGAAAGACTCTTGAGACTTAGGAAAGATTGGAGAAGGAAGCTTAAAGAAGAAGTCCTGACCCATTACGGAGGAGGGAAGCTAGCTTGTGTTCTTTGTAGTGAAAACGATGTTGACTGCCTAACCATTGACCATATCAAAGGTGGAGGCAATAAACAGAGAAGAGCACTTAAACTTAGTAATACTACTACATTCTATCATTGGTTGGAAGATACAAATTTTCCCAAAGGTTACAGGACGTTATGTATGAATTGTCAGTTCAAAGAGAAGGAAAGGATGAAAAGGCTTACTGGTGGCGGAAGATAAGACGCTATCGTGCCGAAAGGTAGGAGTACTGTGAGTGAACACGGTAACAAACTCGCTAGGTGGGGAGCTTGACCACCGTCTCAGGGTGGAAGTCCTTGAGCCAGTAAGCTTAGTAATTTACGCAGTCTATGTTATATAGTAACTACGTTACATACATAAGATAAAGTGCGAAGTATTAAGGAGGTTAAATGAAAGCAGTATTATGTCCAGTGTGTAATGGAACAGGGAAGATAGGGAAGAATGAGGGAATAGAAGTTCCCAATGGACACTTCGCTATACTAGAATGGATAAGGAATGAGATAACCTGTCATGGTTGTGGGGGTAAAGGATGGGTAGAGGTATTTGAGGAATTTAATTGGTATTACCCTCCATGTGAGTACCCATACACATATCCTTATTATATGACATCGGGGGGAAACTTCACTTGGGTAGGAGATAGATTTCACGGTGTTAGCTAAACCTTTTAGACCTAAGAGACAGATAAAGAAGCTCTGTCCTCTATGCCATCAGCCTATATTTGCTGGTGATGCAGCAGTAAGAAGATACTTCAAAGGTAAGTTCTACTGGCATTATAGTACGTATCATTGGGCTTGTTGGATAAAGGTAGAGAAGGACTTACTGGATAGGAAGATAGTAGATATGGGAGTATACTTTGAAAGTAATCCCTACAGACCTAAGCAGATGGTATCACTTAGGAGTTCTAGTATAGGGTATCAACAGGTACGGAGATTGAAAGCTAGAAGAAGGTATTACGTTAGAACGGGGAATGAGGAGAAGGTTAAAGAGCTTAGTCGGATGATAGATAAGTTGACAAGTGCATCATTCCCCACAGTATATGTACCATAGGGTATATAATATACAATTAAATGAAATCTATCAGAGACCTTTTAAGTTACTCAGCATTGTTGGGATTGGCAGGTATATCAGCCTGGACATTCTGGAACATTCTACTTTATGGTGAGTTCCTCTGGTATGACCCTGATAAGGGAATGGTTATTTGGGAGTTGATAGTATCTATCAGTCTTATGGGATTGGCAGTAGAGAGGCTTGTAAAATTACTACGTTGATGTTTTGTGCGATGAATGTCACCTTTAAGGGAAGTTCGATAGCATAAAACATAAGTGTTGCTTCTGCACTAAACACCCCCCAACCAATAAACATCTTGACTTTGACCCTTTTGAAGTATTTTTCTGAGAGGGTATAAATCACATATTCTCCCTCCTGTCTTTGGCATGGTATGGGGGATACCCCCCTTATGTTATTATGTAAAGTTAAGTAGGGTGGAGTTCAGTCAACTCTACTTTATTATAACATCCGTGCTATGTTACACTATAAGTGTAGCAGTCACCACCACACTAGCGGTACTACACTTGGAATGTTACAGTTCCGTGCCTAGTTTACACGGTAACGGGTAATGCCAGTTATAGGGTAAAAAACGTTGCTGGTGACACTTTGCTTATTTTACCTATTATACAGCCTATAAGCCATTATAAGGCAGATAACGATTTCAACTTGACAATCCCCAAAGCTACACTTGACATAACCTCCGTGCCTAGAGTAGACATAATACCAGGTAATTGTCTACCTAACTTGACAATATCCACGCCTACGCTTTACATAACACTGATAGTTATTGTGCCTGTGTAGATACACTATAAGAGGTAAAACTATATCATACAATTCATACTAATCATACTTCTCATATTTAGCTTTGAAGCTGTAGCTATGAGATACGATGTAGAGATGGTGTGCTAGTGATGTAGTAATGATGCGTCACCTTATCATTAGAACAAGTGTGCTAATTTATACTTAACTACATCGTATAACTATGTAGTACTTGACAAGCTAAACAGGATGTGATATGCTTTGAGCAGAATGAAAACAGGAGGTACAGAGGATGAAAGGCAAAGACTGGAACGACTACTTCAAATCCCTTCCTCAATCAAAGCGTAACAGCTTGCTACGTGCCTTAGAGACACTCGCAAAGGATGAGATGTTCAACAAGACGTTTGGTAACTCGTTCCTTGAACTAGCATCTATACTCAAGCATCCGTTAAGCTGAGGTTAGATACACTTTGAGTAGTACATTAACAACGCTACGAGAACACAGGATGAGAGACTGTGCGTAGCTACATAAGAGTTTGAGTGTCCCTTTCTAGTCCGAAGCGGAGGAGATTAAAAGTGTTGATAAGTGATGTATCACAGGTAGATTTGGTGTTAGCTTTAGCAGAAACTAACAAGGAGTTTGAAGGTAACGTTATCTTCAATCGGTTGGAGTGTCAAAATGCTAAACAAACCAGATACAGAGTAACGTTACGTGTACGAAGTAGCAGAGGGAAGGGTGCTAGATTAGGATTCCCAGACTACCGAACAGGGAAGCAAAGACATCTAGTCAATGCCTGTTGGCACGTTCACGGAACGTTCTTTGAGAAGCTACTGGACATTGAACCCGAAGCTATCATCCGTACCAATGGCAGAGTGATTGACCGATATGGTGGTAATTGGGAAGATTGGAATATCGGTAGTATCATGTATCCGATGTGGTACTCCGAAGCTTGCGAGTGTGAATAGGTAAAATGGAACGTTTACGAGAGTTAATACATTGGTACATGAAGCAGTATGGCTACACTCGTAAAGAAGCCATAGCGTCTATTAAAGCAGATTTAAAAGATTTGCAGAAGCAGTAAAATAAAAGTAGCTTCGGATTAGACATAGACACTCAAAGTAAATAAAATAAGGAGGTAGCTATGAAGCATTATAACAGTAAGGTTACAGTTTACCATGATGGTAAAGTAGTCGGCTACCAACACTCCAACGGGGAGTGGATTGACAAGAAGCCTAATCAAGAGGATTATAATTGTCCAGTCTTTCAGATTCCATTGCTTCTGGGTGAGTGTTGGGTAAAGGTATAAGGAGGAAAACACGAGGAAATGTAGATTATGTGGAGGACAGTTGGTGAAGCTAGGGAAGCTAGGCAGACTTACACACTACCGATGTACAGCTTGTGGTATGGAATATCATAAGAGGTAACTTATGGCATACGTCTATCTGCTTCACTTTGATAAGCCATACTGGACTAAGTGTCAACACTACATAGGTTATACCACCTTGACTGTTGAGGAACGTATAGCCAAGCATCATAGTGGTAGAGGTAGCAAGTTGGTAGCTTATGCCTTGAAGAAGGGATGTGAGTTTGAATTGGTGAGGACATGGGAATATCCCACTAAATGGGAAGCTAGACAAGCAGAGTTGAGGTTCAAGAAGAACGGACATCTAGCAAAGCTATGTCCTGTATGTGGAGACAAGAACAACTGTTCTGCTTGACAAAGTTTTCAAGGTATGATAGGATATAGATATGAGTAAGAAATGGAGGTAAGGTAACATGAAAGAAAGAATAAAGATAATTAGAGGGGCAGGACTTACATCTATTCAAGTATGGACAGAGGAGTTGCCACCTTATAGGTACTTTCCTGCTTATGCTGTCCTTGTAGATGTAACAGATGATGGCTCTATCCTTTGGGATACTCATGAAGCTAAAGAGTTTAGAGCCAATCTAATGAGGCAGATATTAAAGGAGGATTATGACTAAACACAAGCAAGACAAAGCACGGAAGAGACACAAGAACCTAGTCAAAGCTAGGAACATAGAGAGGAACACTCCTGTTGGTGTGGTACGTACCTCATCTGAACCTGTACCTATTGAAGCTACACCAGAGGAGATACAGGCACAGAAGGAAGAATTGGAGAAAGGAGGTTATTGATATGTCAAGATTCTATGGTAGTATAGAAGGTAACAGGGGTATGGCTACTAGGCAGGGTACAGCTAGTAGTGGTATGTATGGACACATTAGAGGCTGGCACATAGGAGCTAGTGTGGTATGTTATGAGAACGAGAAGGGAGAGGATTGTGTCCGTGTCCAGTTGACAGGAGGAAGTATGAATCCTTCCCCTTTAATAACTTTAGGGGCATGGAAGTTAGAGGGAGGAGTACTAACAAAGGAGGAGGACTAATTAGTAAGAAGCATAACGTACCATTGGGAATGAGGCATAACAAGAGGGATAAGGCACGTACATCTAAGAATAGGTATAAGAGGAGTAAATAGAAGGAGGTAGCATGACACAGAAGGAATTGGTAATATTACAGGACATAGTAGGATTTATCAAGTGGTCGGTAGCTAATCAGAAGGAGTTTGGCTGGATACTGTCTAACTTAGAACATGACATCAACGGAATACTACTTAAAGAGCCAGCCTTCCTCCCTCGTACCACGGGCTACTGTAAGGAGGCATGACATGACTGACCTAGAGTTTATTATGGAATATGAAGGTGGAGAGAGGGAGATGAGTGAAGAGCAACTCATAGCAGGATTCCAACAGTTGATTGATAGTGGATTGGTGTGGCAGTTGCAGGGACACTATGGTAGGACTGCTAAGGAGTTAATTGAGGAAGGAGTATGCCATAAGTAAGGGGTATTGACAAAGTATCTTATGTATGTTATAGTATAATAGGAAGGAGGTTAGCAGTGAAGGTAGTTAAGAGAGAGTGCAAAGGACACTATCCTACTTATGACCTGGAAGGACTAACATTGGGAAAGTTGTTAGCTATCTATCAAGGACTTGTTGAACACGATACCCTACTTGCTAGGGAAATGGTAGAGTATCTCCGTATGTATTGTCCCGAAGAAGTAGAGCTAGTAACACATAATGAGGGTTATGGATAAGAGAAGGTTTGACCCACGTGAGAAGGGAGGGAGGATAGATAACATACCACGTACAGGTACACTAACAGGTATGTATGAGATAGACCTGTATGGATGTTGGTGGGAAGTAGAAGAGGACATAACAGGTAAGAAGTTCTGGATGATAGGAGAATATCCAGAGGAGGTAACAGAATGAAGATGTTATACAGGATAAGAGTTATTGGAGGGAATGATATATACGAAAACAGAGCGTATACAGTCTACATTGGTTATGACGTGCAGGTTGAGTGGGTGGACTATAGAGGTAAGGAGGATGGAATGGCTGCCCGTGTAACTATCACCTTAAAGGAGAAACCTAGAGAGCTATACATGGACAGGGAAGGGGATTTATGGATAAAGTGATAGAGAAGGAGGTAGAGCTAACAGATAAGGACTTGTTGGATTACCTTGAAGCTGTAGAGTTAGATAGACAAGAAGCAGAACAGATTATATTGGAGAAGATAGTACAGGAGTGGATGGAAGATGATGTATAAAGAAGTAGCTTTGGGTGTATGTATCATAATCATCTTCATCCTTTTCTGCTTAGTGATAGGATTAATGAATATGGTAGGAGGTTAGCATGGAAGTATATAAAGAGAAATTCTTTAATACTTTGATAGAGAATATCAAAGGACTTGAAGGGAAGTTGACAACAAACAAGGAACACAGTCTCACTAGGACATTAAAGAACACTTGCCTCTTTGCTCAAGATGAAAGAACTTCCAGAAGCAGGGGCTTAGGAGAAAGAGGAGAGAACAGCAGTGAAAACTATCAAACCTTTTGAGGAACACGCAGAGCAATATGATAAGTGGTTTGAGGACAATGCTCAAGTCTATGAGCAAGAGGTTCAAGCGGTAGCAGAGATGCTTCCCTATCTTGATGCTTATCCCAGGAGATTAGAAGTGGGTATAGGTACTGGTAGATTTGCTTCACCACTAGGCTTTGAGATGGGGATAGACCCTGCTGTAGAGATGCTAAACATAGCTAAACAGAGGGGATTGACTGTATTCAGAGGAGTGGGAGAGTATCTCCCCTTTACTCCTAAGAGCTTTGATATAGTATTGATGGTTACTACCCTATGCTTCCTACAAGATGTGAACAAGGCTCTCAATGAGATACGGAGAATACTCAGACTACGTGGTAAGCTAGTGATAGGGTATATAGATGGGGATAGCGTCTTGGGAGAGAGCTATGAGAAACGGAGGGGTAAGTCTACATTCTATGAGGGTGCTACATTCTATACCACAAATGAAGTTAAACAAGTCTTAGCTAAAGCAGGATTCCTATGGCTTGAGTTTGGAGGATATGGAGGCTTTGTTGTGGTACAAGCTACCAAGGCTTACACTGACGAGCCTATGTAGGGGGTATTGACTTTTCTTTCTATGCTTTCTTCCCATCATACCACATCAGATTCATAGAGGGGTTGTAACATACTGTGAGTTGTGTGCTACTGACAATGGTATAAGCAATGTGGTAAGATATGAATAATCCTTATCGCAAGATGCTTAATGAAGTTATAAGTTCTGGACAGCTAGGACACACTGCAAGGGGTATCCTGGAACTACGAGCAGATGCTTGGGATGAGGGTTATAAGGAGAGAGATGAAGAAGATAAAAGAAGAGTTGAAGAAATTCCTTACGTGTTACCTGGATGATTGGTTGGGGGAAGGAGAGTATGATAGAGCTAACACTGAGGATATAGTGGATGATATACTCAACCCTAATGTATTCTATAATATAGCAGTGGTGGATAGAGTAGGAGATTTACCCTTCCCTCCCCACTATATATTAGTGGATGAGAGATTACATTCAATTTGGATGGAGGCAAGGGAAGCTATGTTAGTAGAGGGATGGGTAAAGGAGATAAAGTAATGGCATATATGCACATTGATAATCTTTACAAAGCTACTGACATCCTCAGATTTAAGGAGTGCTACGCACTAGAGAAGATTCATGGAACGTCTGCTAGAATCTCCTATAAATCTGGACGTGTAGATTTCTTTGCTGGAGGCTCTAAACATGAGGACTTCATAGCTCTATTTAATAAGGATAACCTGTTAGCTAAATTTGCTGAGATAATACCAGACGGTAAATCATGTGCGGTATATGGTGAGACATACGGAGGGAAGCTCCAGGGAATGTCTCAAATGTATGGGACACAGCTTAAGTTTGTTTGCTTTGAGGTTAAAATAGGAGGTACCTGGCTCAATGTCCCCGATGCAGAGGATGTAGTCAAGAAGCTTGGATTGGAATTTGTTGCCTATGATGTAGTTACAACAGATATAGAGACACTAGACCAATGTCGTGATGCTGATTCAGTTCAAGCAGTACGCAATGGTATGGGAGAAGGGCATCCAAGAGAGGGTATTGTCCTCCGTCCAATGGTTGAAGTTAAGAAGAACAATGGTAAACGTATTATAGCAAAGCATAAAGCTTCATGGTCATCTGAGACTAAAACCCCTCGTAAGGTAGGAGTAGACCTTAAAGCAGTAGCAGAAGCAGAAGAGATTGTTCGTGAATGGGTCACCTTGGAAAGGATTAAACACGTTGTTGATGCACTTACATTGGAGAAGGATGTTGCCAGTATAGGAAAGCTTATTAAGGGCATGGTAGCAGACATAGAACGGGAAGGTAAAGGTGAAGTGGTTATGTCACAACGGGTTGGGAAAGAGATAGGAAGGGCTACAGCAGTCCTGTTTAAGGAGTACTTGAATGCAAGTCTACGAGAGGAGGGAGAATAATGATAGTGAGAACTTGGGAAGTTACGGTCTCGTTACAGAGAACCCTCTCAATACCAGTAGAGGACAATGAAGATAAGGATGAAGTGATAGCTTGGTTGAACTCTGCTTACGGTAAGAAGTATATACTCTTTCTGGTTGTAAAGAATGCAAGAGTAGGCGATTGGTCTGCCAACGCAGACTTATACATAGATGAGGTTGAACTCAAGGAAGAGATAGTTACTAAGGCTGACTGTAACCCTCTCTTATAAGGAGGACTAGATGGAAGGAGATTATGTATCAGAGAATTATGTGTGGGAGATGTATGAGGCAGGGTTTAGTATAGAAGAGATAAGTGAAGTGTTAGGGATAACTGTGAATGAGGTAGAGAATATACTATGGGGGTGAAATGAGAATACAATTTGATAATCATGGTATAACTGACCACTGCCCACGATATGGAGTAGTAGATATTAACTCATGTCGTGCTTGCTCCAGGTACGGTGGGGAGTATGCTTTTGATGTCTGGTGCAATAAGCCTTTCGATGAGCTACCACCTGAGACACAGGAGAAGCTACTTAGGTATTGGGGAGAGGAATACTTTGATAATGAGAATGATGAGATATAGTTTCACAGTACGGTGAAAGGAGGTAAAGCAATGAAAGTAGAGTTACTTACAGTACATCCAGGTAAGGTTTTCCTTGTAGTGGAGAATGTAAGGGTTGTTCATTTCTCTATAGACGAGATGAAGAGGGGTAACTACATTGCATGGGTTAGACTTGATGGAGAGGATTTATTATCTATAAGCCTATACATCCTCCCTGAACTGTTATCCCTGGAAGTAGAAGATAATACTCTCTGGATAGGAGAGACCAGTTTCCCCACTAAACCTTTATGGGTAAAGAGATACGATGAAGACTAAGTCATCAGCTAGGTATCAGTCCTGCGAAGTCCCTGGTTGTGATGGTTCTGTAGTGAGGGAACAGGCTTATGGTAAGCTCTGTCCTAAACATAGTAGAGATATGCAGTTCTTGATATGGGCGTTGCAAAAGTTATCTGAGAAGCAAGAGGGGAGGACTAAATCAGGGATATATCTGCCAAAGTAATAACCAAAGCTCAACTTCGTTTCCTCAGAGATGCTTATAGAGCAGTAGCCAAGACGCAGGATGTTGAGGAACTAATAATAGTTCTACCCTTTGGAGGAAAGATACCAGAATCAGAGTTTAAGGTGGACGTGGTATATATTACTAGGTTGCAGGAAGAAAGGAAACGATTAAGAACCTGTTAAGAAGAAATGAAAGGAGGGCAATATGGAAGCTAAAAACACAGTAATGGATATGAATAAATGGCTTGATAGAAATGGAATTGACAGAGCTTATAAGAAAGATATGAAGAAAACCTATGATGCTATTAAAGGTGATTTAGAAGCCCAAGCTGAAATCTCATTCCCATTGGGTAAACAAGTAGGGATTAAGGAAGTGGTGAATAGCTTTCTTGAAGCTGAAATACATTCAAATCCACATAGTATGTTAAAAGCCTTTAATAATGTTCTAACAGTGTGGCAAGCCTTCCTCAAGGGGGAGAAATGATTAACAACATAGGGATTTTCATAATGGGTTTTGCTTGGGGAGTGGGATTAGTAATTATTATACTGTTTAGTGTGGATGCGTGGCTAAGAGGCGGTAAAAGACGGGTGAGAGAGCAGCGAGAAAAGGAACTCGCAGAGAAACAGCTTGACCTTACTGCCTATGGGTATGACCTCAAAGAATGTGAGGAGTGCCATTTACCAGGCGATTGTCCATTATGTGGGGCAGAGTAAAGGAGGCTTAAATGAGCGAAAGGTTATTAACAGAGGAAAAGATAGTTTCTGAGTTGAATTGCTCGAAGGGCATTGTTGATACTTATGACCCTAATATAATTCAAGCAGCAAAAGATGTAGCCATAGCCCAAGACAAAGCCACCCTCAAGGCAGTATGGGAATGGCTGAATAAGAAAGGTATCGTCTTAGTACCCAAAGAGCAAAGTAGGTTAGACAAGGATAATAATGTTCCGATAGTTCTTGTATTGCTTGGCTTTAGGCAGGAGGTAACAGAGACTGAATTAGAAGCTTTTAAGCATGGCGAGATGCCAGAGGATGGCAAATGACACACGATGACTTTACAAAGACGCTACTAGAACAGCAAGCCGTTGAAAAAGAGATTGAACTTATGCAGAAGGCTGGCGGTGAAAACGTAGAGCAAGGCAGTGGTGATGATGAAGGTGATAGTTGGGCAAATGGCTACATAATGGGTTGGGATAAATATGATGAATGAGGAGGGCGAATGACTTACGAGGAATTAAAGAAGCAGTTAGAAATCAGAAACAAGATACACCTGCTCAATGTAGGACACTTGTTCTATTGACAGGACACACCCTGGTGTGTTATACTTATATCACCGATGGAAGCTGAGAACCTAGCCCAGGTTTTCTCCAGAAAGCTTCAACTTCCAAAACATATCGTAAGTGGTGGTGTCCTTGTTGAGAACACAAAAGCAGTCCTCTATGGAAATTTCAAATCAGGTAAGAGTACACTCCTGCAATATCTAGGACTGTGTATTGCAGGAGGCTTGCCACTCTTCAACTCGGAGAGGTTCAGTACAGCGAAGAGTAAGGTACTATATATACAGATGGAGATGCCATATTTAACCTTCGTACATAGATTAAGAGGCTCTTCACTATCTTCCCTCTCACAAGTTCAAGAGAATTTCTACACTATTACTAGGTTTTGGTTGAAGTTAGATAGAGATGAGGGCATGAAGAAATTAGCAGGGTGGTTAGAAGAGTTAAGACCTAACGTGGTTATCATCGACCCTGCTTACAAGTGTCTTTCTGGTTCAGAGAACAGCGTTGAAGATTTGAACCTGCTCTTTGATAGGATGGATATACTTATGGAAGAATTAAAGTTCAGTCTCATATTATCCTTTCAAGGAAGAAAGACACAAACATTACCTACAGGAGAATCAAGAGACTTTGGGGATGAAGAGATGAGAGGTTCAACTGCTATAGGTGGATGGGCAGATAGTATATTAGGATTAAGGAGAATGGAAGGGACTAAGAGGAGATTATCATTCACATTGAGGCATGGAGAGGGAGAGAACTTTAGCTTCTCTGAGGTTATAGACTATAATATACCAAAGGGAGTATATTCTTTATCTTAGTTTCGCACTTTAAGTTATATATAGTACATAGTACTTATACAACATAGACTGCGTAAATAAAAGGAGGTAAGATGGAAGAATCAACACACAAGGTAGAGGTAAATATCAAACGTCATTCCCCTAGAGCAATAATACTGCGTGTAGAGATAGCTGCTGGTGAGATTGATGGAGAGAAATTTGATGTATCCTATGGAACTAATGGTTCACCTGTATGGTACTTCTCTACAGAGGGAAGGTACTATTCTATAGATATTAAGGAATTGACTGGGAAGGTTATTGAAGTAAAGCAGAAAGTAAACAAGGAAGGAGGTATGAGTGACAAGTAAGGAAATAGTCGAGATTAAAACCCTGTGTCTACAGTTAGCTATTGAAACATATAGTTACACTATTCGTGGTGCTGAGGTATTCAATGCAGAGACAGGAAAGGTAGTTGTAGATGTAGCTAAGGTATTTGAGAATTACTTCGGTATCGCTACAGCAGAAGATAAATAAGAAGGAGGTTATATAAGTTATGTTACAATCTAAACGGGAACAGCTAGTAAGCTACTATACTCCACTCAAGAAGTTCACTGGACACTTTGATGAGTACACTGTAGTAGCTAGGAAGGGGAAGTTTGCTAAGGAAGGACAGCAGGATGTCAATCTAAAGTACTCTAATCTATCAGACCTAGTATCTGATAGCCCTTACGAGTACAAGACTACGGTCATAGCTCTCAAGTTCAGTGATGCCTTAGCGTCTGGTTATGTTGTCTTTGAAAACAGTATAGCTAAACTATTAGGCAAACCAGAGGGTAGTGTAGGCATTGACAACATAGTGGGTATGGACGTAACAATGGAACGTGAGGACAACTATGTATTCTTTACTGATGACAATGGGAAGGAGAGTAAGGGGACTGTATGGAGAGTTACCAGTGGAACAGGTAAAGCTAGTGCAACAACTCCTTTAGCGAAAGCAGTAGAGCTATTGGAAGGAAAGAGTAAAACTGAGTTCCCTGCGATAGCTATTGCTGATGACGTAATCAAGACAGATGCTACTTTGTGTAATTCCATCATTGAAGGTACATTCTTTGATACTAAGGAAGTAACAGAGATGTATAATGAGGTAGATGGGAAGTACACGAAGAAAGCTTAGTGGAGATATAGATGGATACACAAGTAAAAGAAAAACCACAACTAACCTTAGTAGTTACTGTCAAAGAACTTTGTAAGGTTGTTGAAACCCTCTACCAGGAGTTTCGTAGCCTATTTGGAAGCATTCCCTTCACAGACATTGCAGAGCAAACAGAAGGAACTCCCCTAGACCATGCAATAAAGGAAATTGAGGGTGTTAATACTTCTTTATGGAGCTTCCATGATGCCCTTCGAAAGGAAATCTATCATAAAATACTACCACAAGAACCAAAGAAAGCTTAACAACTAAATACATATAAGCTGGCTACCTGAAAGGGCTGAACTGATAGGGTCAACTTAGTAGTAGAGTGATTGAGAAACGAGGCTACTAGCCAGCAAGACTACCTATTGTAGGTAAATCCTACTAGGGAGAGTTGATGGGTAATGGAGTCCCCATACTGAAAGTAGAGAGAGTAGGTAGGCATATTGAAAACAAGGCTAGTAGGTATGGGTGGTGTAGGTGTTGGAGAAGTCAACTAATTGGTAGTCAGGGAAGGTGATGGTACAACTAGGGTGTCACCAAATACTTAGTGTTCGGAGAGGTTGCACTGAGAAAAGATGGTCAGGAAGTTCTAAGGGTAGAACAGTGCTGTATCCCTTAGAGATACTGACCCCTGTTAAGGGTGGGACTGAGTAGATTACGGTCTACTTGGATAGGGTGGGATTTAGCAGGTTAAAGGAGATAAGACATGAGAAGTTATCCTGAAGAAGAACAAGAACACGCAGAAGAATTGGAAAGGCAGATGATAGAAGAGGAACAAGAATGGAGAGAGAACCTTTCAGCACAAGCGATAGCTGAAGCAGATACAGATACTAGGTATCCTATCTGTCCTATGAATATGTTCTTTGAAGGGGATGATATAGACTTAGATAAGTGTGATTATGACTTAGAGCTTAGAAGGTGTTCTATGAAATGTATTGAGGATAAACCAAAATTAAAGAGGTTATTTGCTAATGAAGATTGAGTTTAAGTTCCCTGACGAAGCTAACATCCTCTTGGATGAGATAAAAGAACGTTATAAGATAGCACATACACGTCCAAACCTTCATGCTACAGATGCTATCTACTGCAAACGTAAAGCTTATTGGGATAAGATAGACCCTCTACCACCAACTCCAAGAGAGTTACTATACTTCATCCAGGGATTAGGGCTACAACAGGCTATGTTGGGGGATAAGGATGCTCCCACTGGGCAGGTAGTTACCTCTAAGTTTACTCTCTTCTATTCTCCTGATAGAGTAATCAATGGACAGGTAGTAGAGTTAAAGACGGGTAGAACAGGAAGGAAGAAGTTAGAGGAAGGACTTATCCCCGAAGGATGGATTAAGCAGATAATGTTTTATTGTTATGCTATGGGGAAGAACCAAGCTCTATTGGTAGACTTCACAATAATCAGTCCTGATATAATTCCCATTGTATTAACATTTACAGTTGAAGAGTTAGAAGCTAATGCTAAGTGGGTATTAGATAGAGCTAATAGTCTACATCAATCCCTAACCAACAAGGAAGTTCCCCCCAAAGAAGAGAGTTGGCAGTGTAAGAATTGTAGATATCAGTTAAGGTGTAGGATAGAGAATAGTGGATAAGGAAAAGTTAAGGAACTGGTTATACCTCATTGGTACTCTTATCTGTCAAGTAGGAGGAGTAGCACAAATAGTTAAGATACATCAGACTCAGAGTGTGGATGACTTCTCCTTCTTTTGGTTATTAGCTCTTGTAATGACAGCTATAATGACCCTACCCAGAGCACTGAGTTCCCCCTTTTGGGTATGGAAAGTATCCAGAGGATTACACATGATAGTTACAACTATACTATTCATATCATATATTATGTATCATATAGGAGGTTGAGTATGATAGCAATTACAGTTAAAACATTATCAGGTAACAGTGAGAAGGGAAGAATACTATTCAAGCAAGTGGATGAGTCTGCTTCATCCACTCCTGTTATCACTATAGAGATTGATGATAAGAGAGTATCAGTAGGTGCTGTAGACCTAGTTAGAGTAGTAGCAGCACTAACGGGGATTAAAGTAGAGGTATGTAGCTTCTCAGCAAGGAGGAAGGTATGAAAGTAGATAAGAAGGTTGTACAAGAACTTATTACTAATCTTGAAGTGGGAGAGAAGGACTTCTTAAAGAATTACCACAGCATAATAGCTAGGATGGAAGAAGCTACCACTGTAGAAGGGTTGATGAGCCTTAAACAAGAGATGCTTTATACCTGGGTGGAATACTTTCCTTCTGGAGGAGACAAGTGCTATTTCTGCGTACAAAGAAAGGGGGCTGAGTGTAATAAATGTCCTTATGCAGCAATTCATGGTATCTGTGGATTAGGAATAAATGATTGGGGTAAGTTGGCAGAAGCTATAGAGGAATTAGATGTCGCTATACAGGGCTATTATCAAGATGATATATACCACTCAGTTAAAACTGATATTGAAGTTAAGGAGGCATAATGGACACAAAACAATTACACGAATCAATTTTATACCCTGTGGTAAGGGTAAGAACAGAGAAGGCTGGTGGTTCAGGTACTATCATATACTCTGAACCTAACCCAAAGAACAAAGAGGAGTATCAAACTTTCGTAATGACCTGTGCTCATGTGGTAGAGGATGCCATAACAGTCAAGAAAGAGTGGGATAGTTATCTGAGGAAGAACATAGAGAAGGAGTTTAAGAAACTTGTACAGGTAGAAATCTTTGATTATGTCTTTATGAGCACAGTGAACAGTTCCAATGCTTATAAGGCAGAGATTGTAGCCTATGACAAAGCACAGGATATAGCTATACTTAAACTTCAGAGTCCTAAGCAATGTTCTTATATAGCTAAGATTATCCCCAAAGAAGAGATAAAGGATGTAAAGCTATTCACTCCAGCTTATGCCTCTGGATGTAGCTTAGGACATGAACCTTTTGCTAACCTGGGACAGATAACATACTTAACTGAAGAGATAGATAATAAGTTATATTGGATGACTAACTGTAGCTCTATCTTCGGTAACAGTGGTGGTGCTATCTTCTTAGCTGAGTCTGGGCATCAGGTAGGTATAACTGCTAGAATCACAGGGTTACAACTAGGCTTTGGTCAAGACATTATCACCTGGATGGGATTCTCTGTAGCTCCTCAGAGGATATATGAGTTCTTTGAAGAGCAAGACCTAAGATTCCTCTTCGATGATAAGGACACCTATGAGAAGTCTATGAAAAGACGTGAGAAGAAACAGAAGGAAGCTTTATTGAAGATTGGAGGAGAAGTAGCAGATAATTCTGAATCAAAGGGAGAGGTAGAGGTAGACTAATGAAGGGGGAGAGAATAACAGTCTATGTCATATTTAAGTACACTGCCTCTACACGGAAACAGAGGATTAAGAATGTTAAAGAGGCTATGGACTTAGCTCTCCCTCTACTGATTCTAGGTTATGCTCCTCTTATTCCTACTCTTACTCATTACATGGATGAATACTATAAGAAAGAGGTTGGATTCGATGTGAATCATAACTCTTGGCTGGAGATAGACTTAGCTTGGATGAAGTATGCCGATGTAATTCAAGTTGGGGACTGTGAAGGTTCGAAGGGAGCAGCAATAGAGATAGCTTTTGCTAAGAAGAATAAAATACCTATAGTGTACTCATTTGAGGAGCTAGGGGAATGGAGGACAGAACATGACGCTAAAGTTAAACTTGAAAAAGGGAGATAAGGTAAGATTAACCCACGCAGTAAGGACTGTAGCTTATACTATACCAAAGGGGACAGAAGGTACAATCCATTCTGTGGAGAAGGACGGAACTTACCTGGTTGAGATTACTCTTAAAGATAACATTAAAGGTCTGAAGATGTGCTCTGAGCAAGATATGAAGAGAACGAATGCGGAAGACAGACTTTAGATTAAGATAAAGGAGGAATATATTATGCTACGACTAGTTTCGGTTGTCGGTAGAAGGAAGACCTGTAAGAGTACCTTTGCTATGAGTGCTCCTAAACCCTTAGTTTTCTTTGACTTGGAGCTAGGAGCAGATAGAGTAGAGGATAGATACATCCCAGACAAGGACAATATAAAGTATCTTCGTTTGGTAAAGAAACAAAAACTGCAAGCTAAGGTTCAAGGCTCTGCGGAGGATGCAAAGTACTGGTTAGACTTCCAGAAGGAGTACAATGCTGCTCTTGAAGATGCTACGATTAAATCTATTGCACTAGACCCCTTTACTCAGGTATGGCAAGCTGCTATGGCATCATACCTTTTTGACCTGAAGCAGAATGACCCTACCACAACGAGTATATACCCCACAACTCTTTATGCTACTCCTAATGCTTGGATGAAAGATGTTCTTCTACAGGCTAAGTTACATGACAAGAATCTTATCCTTGTCCACCACACTAAGGAGGGCTATAAGAAGGGAGAACCCACAGGAGAAGAAGTACCTGATGGATTCAAATACACTGCCGATATGGTAGATGTAGAGTTATGGATGACCAAGAAGGAGGGTAAACCTATAGCTACTATCACTCTTTGTGGATTATCCTCAGCAGCAGAAGGCTCAGTGAGAGATAACCCTACTTGGGATGATATAGCAAGTTGGATAGATAAGTTGAGGGCTATGAAATAATGAATAAAGAACAGATACCACAGACAACCAACTACAATGACCTCAAGAAGGAAGAGATATTGTGGTTGTACCAACATAGATGTAAGGCTCATAACAGGAGGTACTCTGAACATCCCTCCTGCTTCCTTAGAGAGATGCAAGGGCTAACAGAGAGGGACGAGAGAATAGGATTCCTTGACATAGAGACTACCAACCTGGATGCAGACTTTGGTTACATCCTCTGCTGGAGTCTTAAAGAGTTGGATGGAGAGTTGATACATAGCTCTGTTACTACCAAGGAGATAAGGGAATACAAATTTGATGAACGTCTTATGAGGGATTTCCTTCAAGCTATCAAACCATATAACCGTCTGGTAGGGTACTACTCTAAGAACTTCAGGTTTGATATACCTTTCTTACGTACCAGAGCATTGAAGTGGAACTTAGAATTCCCTCAGTATAGAGATGTATTCTTCACTGATGCCTTTGACCTTGTAAAGCCTAAGCTAAAGCTACATAGGAACAGGTTAGAGGTAGCCTGTGACCTATTGAACATACCCTCTAAGGGACATAGACTTAATCCCGAAGTGTGGCAGAGAGCACAGGCAGGTAGTAAGGAAGCATTGGACTACATACAAACTCACTGTGATGAGGATGTTCTATCCTTGGAAGCAGTGTTCAAGAGACTACAAGGGTTTGTGAAGTTATCAAAGGTTAGCTTATAACATATAATATATAATATATAATGTATGGAGTAGCGTCAACGATGGGGAGTTGAACTGGACTGTAAATCCAGTGCGTAGCTGCTTAGAAGGTTCAAATCCTTCCTACTCCACCAGTGAGGAGAGTCAATGAAAGACATAAATAAGATAGAAGCTGTAGACTTAGTAACGAGAGAGCTAGGTGGAAGGAGACTTCTATACTTAGCTTTATCTGGGTCTCATGCTTGGGGATTGGAAAGGGAAGATAGTGATATAGACCTGCGTGGTGTGTATCAAGACCCTACAGAGAAGATTCTTAGCCTTCATCCAGGGAAGGACACTATAGAGTTCTCTGTTAATAATTATGATGTGCAACTCTATGAGGTCAAGAAGTTCTTTAATATGCTATGTAAGCATAATGGGAATATGGTCAGGTTACTGTGGCTACCAACCCTCTATGAGGATAATAGCATTGTTCCCTGGCTTAGTTTGGGGGATGCTTTTGTAACTAAAAAGCTAAGGAACTATTTCAGAGGGTACGCAGAGGGACAGAGGAAGAGAGCTATGTCCCAACGTGGAGGTAAGGCTCTACTCTACACCTACTCAGAGATGTTCTCTGGTCTGTGGGCTATGTACTACGGTATTATGGAGCATAACTTTATAAAGCTCTGGGATATGGCTTACCTCAAGGGATGGTACAAAGGTAAACTGCTTGTAGATTACTGGATGAATCGTCAGAAGGAAATCACAGATGAAGGTTGGCATAAGTTCTACTCTGAGTGGGAACAGTTATGTGATGTCCTTAATAGGTTAGCAGATGAGTCTCATCTCCCTGAGAGCTATGACGGATACGAACACTGTAACGAGTTACTGTTAAAATTAAGAAGACAAGGAATGAGTAAATGGCAATATCAATAATTACAGACACCTTTGAACCCTTTGAGATAGCAGAGGAGATGAAGAAGAGTATCCCCGTTTCTACTTCTAGGTTACAACCACTAGGAATGTGTGACTATCTATGGTGGGGATTTGACAACCACACTATCACAGTGGAGAGGAAGACTGTCTTTGACTTAGCAGGTAGGGTAGATGCACTGGAGAGACAGTTGAAGACTGCATTGAAACACGCTGATGAAGTGATATTGTTGATAGAGGGTGTATCTGAACCTATAGGTACTAATGACACAGTGCTATACCAACAGAAGAAGGATGGTACTATCTTCTACAAGAGCAGGGTTATCAACAGGTCTTATAAGTATTTCATGGGGTTTATCTGGAGACTTGATAAGCTAGGGATAAGTACCTTCCACACCTGTACCAAGAGGGGTACTGCTGAAGCTCTGGTGGAGTTCGTACAAGCATCTAACAAGGAAGAGTATACTACATTCAAGAGATACATTAGAGAGAAGCCTTATATACCTGACTCCAATCCACAAGTACAAACCCTAGTCAACATGGGTATAGGAATAAAGACCAGTGAGTTACTTATTGCTAAGTTCAAGACTGCATGGAAGACTATGAATGCTACACCTAAACAGATATGTGCTATAAAAGGATTGGGAGATAGCACGGTAGATAAAATAAATACACTTATAGGGAGGGAATAATGAAAGTATTAGCAGAAAGGGTATTAGAGTTTCCATTACCAGTGTTTCCTGACCAAAATATAACATTGATTTATGGAGGAGAAGACCTTCTCACTAAAACAGTGGATAGGGAGATGAGCATAACAAAGCTTGTGATATTTGATGTTGAAGAATCCGATGGATTAGGTGGTACGGGAATAGGTGGAGCATTTATAGAGGAGGAAAGGTAATGGACTTTACAAGAGAACAGAGTGATGCACACCTAGAAGCAGCATGGAAGGAGATAATCTACCGTTCCGTAGATGTTAGATTTACTTCCTTACTACAAGAGATATTTAACTTACATGAGAAGAAGGGTAGAGACTATGGTACAGATGAAGACCCACTAGCCAATGTTAGAGCCTCTGCTAAGTTAGGGGTAGAACCTTGGAGAGGAGTTGCAATACGTAGAGCAGATAAGTGGCAGAGACAAGCACGTTACCTCAAAACTGGAACACTAGCTAATGAGAGTTTTGAGGATTCCCTACTAGATGATGTGGTCTATGCTTTGATTGAGTTAATCCTTTGGAGGGAAACAGTTGAACCAGACTGAGTTAGCTAAGAAGTTTGGTATCTCTGGCACCTACCTTAGTATGATTCTCAAAGGTCAGAGGAAAGCTCCTGAACGTTTCCGTTCACAGTTACCAGATAAGTTATATTCAAACAACATCAAGAACATAGAGGAGAGTAAGGAGTTCCGTAGTGATGACCCCATAGTAGACCTTGTAGTTAATGAAGAGCATGGTATCTTCCATAGGATGATAGAGGATTGGAAGCAGGGAGGGTATAAAGAAGATATACTAAGCTTCATTAACTCTGATAGATTTGCTCTCTTCCTAGCTGTTGTGAACCCTAAGATAGATGTGGGGGATATGAGAGAGAAGCTTAAAGAGAAGCTCTTCAGTATGAAGAAGAAGGCTTAGAAATTTTATGTGCTAATTGTAACCATATATATGAATATGAACAAGGAAGATATAAAGTTTATCTTCCTGGGTATACTAGAGAGGGGATAAGATTATGATAGGATACCTTGGGAGAGGGCATTATGATAGCAGAGAGACGCTTTTGACTGAACTCTTCTCCAAGGATACCCTCTACCTTGACACTGAGACGGTATCCAAGACTGATACAACCCTGTTAGTTCTAGCCTTAGCATGGTCTCCAGAGGATGCAGTGTTCATCAGTGCAGACGATGAGAACCTTGGGATGATAGCAGATGATATACTGTGTACTCCTATAGTAACACATAACGTCCTCTTTGATGCAGAGGTTATTAAGAATAGATTTGGTAGTTATCCCCGTCATATAGGAGACTCTATGCTCCTTGCACAAGCTCTAGGTTATCCTCCTGCGTTAAAGAACTTATCATATACATTTAACTTTAACTATACCAGTGTCATGTCCTTGCTCTATGAGGGTGGAGTGAAAGTTAAAAAGAAGACGCTAAGGGACTGTGATGTAGGTACTATGTGTAGAATATGTGCTGAACACGCTATAGGATGCTGTAAGGTGTGGCAGGGACTACAGGGACAGAGTGATAATAAAGCATATAAGTTAGATTATATGTTAATACCTCTACTGTTAAGGATGAGAGAGGAAGGAATCAGAGTAGATACCAACCTAGTAGAACAGTGGGGAAGGGACTTAACAAAGAGATTAGAGTTCATTACCACAAGTTGTAGGGAGACTATAGATGATAAGGATTTCAAACCTACATCCACCAAACAGGTAGGTATCAAGCTCTCTGAGCTAGGCTTATTCACAGGTATCAACATTAAGTCTGGTTGGATGAAAACAGGTGAGGAAGTCCTTACACCCTATGCTGATGACTACCCTTTCATCAAGCTCTTACTTAAACACAGGGAGCTAAGTAAGCTTAACTCTACTTACATCAAACCTCTCAAGGGTTTAGATAGAATATATCCCACATATCATATAGTACGAACAGGCAGGTTTGCTACGGGGAGAGAAACATATCCCATTCAGACAGTACCTCCAGCCCTTAGAAACTTGTTCATACCTGAAGAGGGTGAGGTATGGTGGGATGCAGATGCTCATCAGATAGAGCCTTGCATTATGGCATACCTTAGTGATGATAAGGAGATGATTAGGGATGTCTCCACAGGTGATGTATATACTCCAATAGCCGAACGATATAATATCTCACGTGATGAGGCTAAGGTCTGGTTCTTGGCTACCACCTATGAGTCCAGGGAGTATGCAGATGTAGCAGAGGCTATATACCGTATGTATCCTAGATTCAAGGAGTGGTGTCAGGAGAAGAGGGATGAGGTTAAAGAGAAGGGCTACATAACCACTTACTTGGGAAGAGTGAGGACTGCTGAGAGTATGATAGAAGGGGAAGAGGATGGATACAATCCTATAATGAAAGCAGTTAATAGTGTAGTGCAGGGTACAGGAGCAGATATATTGAAGCTTGCAATGCTAAGGTTAGAACGCTTTGACCAGAAGATACTAATGCACGATGAGTTGGGATTGTCTACCAGTGAGGTACTGCCAGATAATATATTAGATAACTTAGTAGAGTTCCCCATAGTGTGGAAGATAGGTACATCAACCAAAAATTGGGGAGATGCTTCTAAGGGAAGCTAAAAGTTTACAATAAAATTCGTTGAATGCAGAGAGTTTATCAAAGTTGTGGAGTATATACTCAGTTTAAGGAGTAACGATGGACAGGGATGATTTCTTAGAGGCAGTAGAAAGCCACATCAATAGATGGCAAGCAATACTAGAACTGGCTAAACATAGCCCTGATATAGAAGAAGATAAGTATTTGTTTACCTTGGTAGAGGATGCTTTTGAATATACTAGGGATTTAGCTATTGAGGTCTGTGATAAGGAAAACCCTATTCCATTCTCTTCAAAGACCAGACATCAAAGAGGGATTTAGCTTATCTTTCACCAGCACCCTTCCTTGAACTTGAAGTCCCATGAGTTTCTACAGGATGACCAATCATAACATAAAATTCATTCAACTTATCACTACCTGCTCTTAGTAGAGCTTCAGCAACAGTCAAGTAATCAGGAGCATTAGTCCTTTCTTTCTCAGCACGGTTCAGGTGAGCAGTAGCAGCATTCAACCAGGTCGTAGCTTCATTAGCATATCCAGCACCTATAGATGCTTGAGCCTTAGCATACTCAGCGTACACAGACCCTACATTATCACCAGGAGTCACAGCATTGATAAGGTCATCACCAGCAGCAAGGAGAGTTACAGCAGCTTCTAATCTAGCAGGTATTTTACCTATTGCTATCTTAGCGTTAGTTACACTGGTTGCTCCCTCATCACTCTGAGCTACTGCGGTATCTACTGCGGTAGCAGCTTTATAGATATAAGCTCTAGCCTTGTTGATTAGAGCATTACCACAACTTCCTGCTACTATAGCAGAGTTTAGATGGGAAGGATAGTTCCCTTCTGCTTCTAGGGTAGGAGCAAGGAATCTCTTGATATACTCTATACGTAACAGTGTATCTTCTGCTAGGTACACATCATCCTTAATCCTCATGTAATCCCCTACAATCTCATAAGCTGGTAACTCCATAGGACTTCTATCTGCTGGATACTCCACCCTCTCTATTCGGATACAGTCAGGGATGTTACTTGATATGTTGAGTATCTGTGGGTCTAATTCATAATCCACAGTGTAAGCTCCATCTGCTAGGTTACTCCCTACCTCAGTGATTACTCCTGTTAGATAGTTGATAGTGTAATCATCATTGCGAGTCTTCTCATTACCTGACCCATCAGTTATTGTTTCAGAGTCAAACTTCACTGGATAATGTTCCAGTGTTCCAGTGTTACTAGCAATAGTTAGAGCCTCATCATCTATATCAGTCTCTCCTATCTCCAACTCTACTATACTCTTATCTGGTATCAGTCTACTCATAAGGGATAATGTGGTCTCCATAGCAGTATTAACATCATCCTCAGAGTAGGTAGCGTTATCTTCATCCTGTAGCTCTAACAGTATCTTCTCTATTATCTCTTTCAGAAACATTTTACTCTCCTATATATATTATAACATATAATATATGTTATAGTCAACTCCCACTATAAGGCATAGTGAGTCCACTTAACTCTTTCTCAGTAGCTTCACTCTTCTTTTTCAACACCCATTTAGGGTACTGGAAGAGTCCTAATCCTCCACTCTCTGTAACCCATATCATCTCTTCCTTAACCTCTTCTAAGGTCTCTGGAAGGACTATAGGCTCTTTCTTCTCAGTTCTAGCACTAATACCTTGAGGTAACTGAAGACTGAATGGTGCAGCGTTTAATCCCTCTGCACCCAGAGAGATAATCATTTGATATACTCCCCTATCATAGAATCTCTGGATACGTGTTACAATTCCCGTTACAGTATTCCCTCTAGCGTCAATGGCTTCAACCCTCTCCCCTAGCTGTTGGAAACATATCCCCAACATCTCTATCCTACCACTGTTACTCATCTCTTGTATCTTATTTAATTTAAGAGTAGATAAGCTCTTAGCAAAGGTAACGATGTCTTCTATATCTGCCCATTCTCCACCAGAACGAGCAGCTACTCCAGGGATAAGAGAAGGAGGAATTATCAAATTAGCATCCACCTCTCTACCTGAAGCATTGATACTATCATCATCCTTTGCTGTGCATTCTTCCTCATCGCTTGAACGGGGAGCTACAACAGCGTCCTCATCACGATAACCATAGTAGTGGTCATCACCATCAGCGTACTCAGTGTAGTCTGGATTATCTGAACCATCGGGTAGCTTCTCAGCTATGTCCCTTCTATTCCCTGTTAGTTTCATATCTAGTACCCTAGTAGTAACACTATTAGGGAATACAACTTCCTTGCTTCTAATAGTTACATTCACTCCATGTCCACATTGATATGTAACAACTACATCATGGTAAGAAGGAACTATATATCTAATTTGACTACTTCCTCCTGTATTTCTCTGCAGCAGGTATCCACTACCAAAGTCTAACAGTCTCATTATAGCCTCTCTCTTGGTATTCCTAATCTCTATGTAGGGCTTAACCTGATTGAGCATATTC